TTAGTTATTTATTTTCCTATTTGTTCTTACCCTCTCCCATTCAATTCTGCCTTCTTCACGCCGTTTATCTATATATTCAGCAAGATCCTGAATGTTGATGCAGCGCTTTGCTTTCTGTGATGTACCAACACGATAAGTCGGGATCGGCAATTGGCATGCATTTGCTTTCGCTTCTGCTGTGTTAGGGCTCATACCGAAATACTTTTGGCATACAGCTGACAGCTCAATGTTTGGGGTATTGAATTCAGCCATCAGTAAAAACAAGGTGTTCATAATTTTCTCCATCAAAACCGGCTGCACCCGGGAAAATCATAATTCTGTGCTGGTGGCAGGAATTAGTTTCTGCCAGATAGCGGAAACATATTTTGCCTGATGACGGGCATCAGCCAGGGCGTTGTGCCGTTCGCCATCGAAAGGCATGTCCATTTTTGGGTCGAATCCGATGGAACGCCCAAGCGTAACGATCGTGCGTACATCGTGGTCATTCCAGTACGCCCACGGGCAGATTTGTCCTGCTCGCTCGTAAGCTCCACGTAAAATTACGTTGTCGAAGGTGGCCCCGTTACCCCAGACTTTTAAATATTTTGTATTGTCTGCATGCTGATTAATGAAATGGCTCAGTTCAGAGAGTGCATCGCTGATCGACAAAGTATCATCAATACAGATTGCAGCTCGTGCTTCAGAGCTCTGTTTCAACCACCACAGGATGGTATCGCCGTCAGGTGTAGCTCCTTGCTTCATAGCACTGTCCAGGCTAACAACCGTATAGAATTCTTGTCCGATGTCTCCGGTTTCTGGAGTGAAGAACACCGCGCCAATGGAAACGATCGGTGCATCCTTATTTTTCCCCATCGTCTCAAGGTCGATCATTAAGTTGTTCATCACTTCACCTCTTGTGATGGTTTTGCTGCAAAATACTCGATACCTTTATCCCAGATAGATTTTATGGTCGACCACGTGACTGGCACTTTAATTTCAATACGTCCGCTCCCGTCACAGGTATCGCAATCATCATCGCCAAAGCATTCCAGGCAGCTTATAAACGTAGTTTCTGAAAATTCACCGGATAGCGCCCCCTTAGCGCCGTTCTCGGCTGTTAGTCTCTTCGGCACCATAACCCAACCATCCGGAGTTACCGGAGAGTTGCCAGACAGTGCGTTCTGCAATCGTTCCAGCTTAACGTATTCCTGAACCCTGTTTCCGTCGCACGCCTGAAGCCATTGCACAGCCTTTTGCGCATCAGTGTGAAAGGCACAAGTGCGACCGTCATCAAATTGCATTTCGTAGAGGTCAGCAACCTGTTTAAACTGCGTTTGTGGCAACTTGTAAGCCTGGCTTGCAGGTACGGCACCATAGAGCATGGCAGCGCGGCAGGCGTTCCAGCCTTCATCAAAACCGACTATGCCATTATTTAAAGACGGACGAGCATCTGGCACCACCGGCACTGGCTTGGCTATATATAGCGGCTGAACATACCAGCCCTTTGATAACCAACTGTCAGCAATGTTTTTACTCCTGGTTATTGCCGGAATACCTAAGCCATTGTCTGAATGCAGCCATGCCACCGGATCCTCTTCCAGCGATGCCAGAGCAATTTCATAAGCACGGCGCTCAACATTGTCTCGCACGTCCATGCTGCTGATTCGTTCTTTGATTTCTTTAATCAGTTCTTTATCGGTAAATGTGGTCATTATGCTCCAGCCTCCGGTGCTTTTGGCATTACTGCCCAGTGAGTGATGTTGACGTTTTCAAGGTCCCCGACCTGAAATGTCCACTGCCATTCTCCGGTTTCTTTTTGCCCCCATGTATACCAGAGAGAACGCCAGCCAATCAGCCAGCCTTCTCCATTAGCATCAAATAACAGAACACTTTCATTCGCTGGCGGCAGTTCAGCTGACACTGGTATTACTTTGTTTTCCAGTGCTGCACATTTAGCTTCAAGCGCATCAAATTTACGCACCAGGTATTCAGCATCCGTTTCATTCACTTTCAGATCTCGCGGTACACATTTCCCGCGAAGAAATCCTTCCATTTCGAAAACATTCATGCGCATTTGCGTAACTCCGATAATTCGTTAAAGCGTTCCATAAACATCCCGTAGGCATGGCCTGGAGCCAGTGGAATCACGTTGAACATCTCTGTTGCCGGGATACCTTCCAGTACAGGCCAGAAAGAGCCATCATCAAGCCCGAGATCGCGGCGTTCGGTTGCCAGCATGATGAGATCGGCATATTTCACGGGCGTACTCATAACCGGTGGTAACCCGTATTTCTCACGGATTACGGCGTCTATTTTTTCTTCCATCCGTTTATAGTCAGGAAGAAGGCGTTTCAGTGGTGCGGGAATGTCCTGGCAATACGCTTCTGTTGCATCATGCATTAACGCTTCAAAAGCAAATTCCTGCGGCACCAGCTGGCTGCAAAGAACCGCATGTTGGGCGACGCTGTAGAAGTGCGAAAGATGACCGGCAAAGCGACAGATATTTGAAAGGGAAACCGCGATATCGTTAATATCGATGTCGTCTTTATTTATCCTGTCATAATAAAAATGCTTCCCGGAAAAAGTTTTAATAAATGACATTTTGTTCTCCACGTATATGCGCTGCACCGCGCTGAATTCTGCTAAAAAGAATCCCTCACCATCCGGTGATTATTGAGTTAATTACGTTTCCATAAATGCCCCCGCAGGGGCATTTGCAGTAATGAAATCAGGCGGTGAAAGTACCAATAAAGGTTTCTACTTTGCTGTCTTTGAATTTCTCAACAAGCAGATCACGAAATTCGTTAGCCATTTCTTCCTGCACCGCTTCCAGCTGAATAATGCGCAGAACCAGTACAGGACGATCGCCAGTGATAATGCTGAGGCGTAATTTAAACGGACGTTCTTTCAGACCTTCAAACGGAACGCATTTAAATTCAAATGCCACTGGCATAATGTCTTTGGTCTTCGCTTCGACAGACTCCATCAGGGAGCGTTTGCCGCTGAAGTCATTGTCTTCAAAATCAGCGGTCTGGTTCGCTTCAATTGTGATTTTACGGATCGCCGCAGCCGCTTTGGTTGCCTGAATGGCGTCACCATTAGCATCAAAGCCCACAAGGTAGTCGGCCCAGTCTTCAATCCATTCTGCCAGTGACTTCTGGGAGTTACGCTCGCCATTAACAGACAACAGAGCAGAGAACGGTGCTGTCTTTTTCAGTTTGAGAGTGGCGGTGTTATCTGCGTGACCTGGTTCATCAATAGTACCCAGGTTAAGCACACTGACGGCTCGCATATTATCGGCATCGATAAAGCAGCGGGTGCCTTCATCTGCAAGATCTTTAGAATAACGGGTAAAGTCATCGATGCTGGCAGTGGAAAGTGAACCACGGAAACGGAAACGATTTAAATTAAATTTTTCCAGATCATGAATGCGGAAATTCTCAGGCAATGCCACAGCATCGGCACCAATCTTACTGATAATTTCATTAACACCCTGAGCAGAAATAAGGGCATGGATTTGATTAATTGCGGTTGCGTCTAAGTACTGAGACATAATAAGTCCTCACTATATTAAGATATTCAGTGATGAGATAAATAATCAGTTAATTAAGAACGATATTAATGACCTGCTGCGCGGAGTTTTCCGTCAGGTTCACCGGCAAGAGTCAGTAATTGTCCCTGGTCTTCCTGCAGAATAGTCAGGCGACCACCGCGATTGACATACATCGGCGTTTCGGTGGTGTCTTCTTCGGAAATTTTCCCGCGGTTAGTCGGGCGAACATATGAGAGTTTGTGTTTGATTTTCACACGGTTCTCATCAAATGGTTCGATTTCCAGGTTGAGTGAGACCTTCCCTTTGGTTTTCGTGTTCATCACACCGGAAGCGACTTCACTGAGAACTGCGCCGATTTTGGTTTCAAATACGCCGCCGTCCAGCTCCCCGATAAATGCCTGCACATCAGTACTGCGTTCGCTAGCCATTTTGCTGCTCCTCATCATATCGACCCTGCAAGGTCGGTTGGTTTCTCCACAAAACAGAGAAGAACACCTGCGGTGGCTGCCGCCCGGATGGATTGGGTTATGAGCCCGTCGTCCGGTGATGCTCTTCTCTGTTTTGTAAAAAGGACGGTACCAGCCGGAAGCAATGGTACAAGCTGGTACCGCCAGGACTACACACAGCATAAAGTTGTGGTGCCGGGTGCCTCCCGGTGCCTGGCGAAGGTTGCACACCAGGCGGGTGGGTATCCACAGAAGGTCGACTGTCAGCCTCAACCTTAACCCGCGTGCGCTGAGCCGCATTCACCACAACGCTAAGGATTCTCTCTGGTTGAAAATACTTAGCTGTTATGTGCCTGTCTTTTCACCACTTCAGGCTCGGTGGTATCCTTTTAAGCCCGTATACATAAAAGGAAAATCAAATGACTTTTGATGAAAAAGAACTTGATAATGCAATTAATAAAATCATCGTAACGTCGCTCTTTTCCTGTCTCAGCGACACTCAGCAAAAACAGTTCTACGAATCGGCTTTCAACATGATCGAGCGTTGTTGTTTCTGCGATGCCGACGAGTTACCTGAAAAAATCAGGAAACAGTTGGCTGATGCTCTTCGAGTGCGACTTTCTGACCAATTTTCTGAAATGTACTCTCCGAATTTGGACAAATAGAAAAAGGCCATTTCCATTCAGGGTCTGATGGAAAGACTTCAGCCTGTTCCAAAGCACGGCGTAAAGAGAATACAACTCCAGCCATAATCTGATGTTTCCCATTGGTCCAGCTATCGCCGCTCTGATCTACAGGAGCGGCTATGTCGTATGACCAAACGACTTCACCACTATTGTTTAAAATCTGGACTTTCATTTTGTTCTTTAACCTCCAGATTTCCGCGCATCTAAAGGCGCATTCTCATTTGGTGTGAACCGAATAGTTGTGCTGCTATTGATTAATGCCCCGACACACAAGACTACGCACTCAGAGCAGATAGCAACTTCATCTTTTCCGCCTTTGGCGATGATTTTTTTTGCCTGCAGCTCGTTTGCGCCACAAAACGAGCATGTGAAATAACGGTTCATTTGCGCTCTCTTACACATAGTATTTAACGAATCATCCGGTCATTCATACGCCACCGGCGGCTACTTCGTGGGCGTCCTGCCTGTTTGTTGTTTCTCTTTGGTACATTATGTATCTCATGGGTACATTGTCAAGTATAAAAAAACCTGCCGAAGCAGGTTCATAAACATTGATTAGGCTTTGATTTTGTATCTTCTTGGTTTTCCTGAGAAAATCACAGTTCCAATTATAGAGCAATTACCGTTGATCTTAATGTAAGGCTCAGGCCAGTTTGGGTTTAACGCTTTGAGATAACGCTGTGTCCCATCTTCTATCAACCTTTTGAAGGTGGTTTCACCTGTATCGTGCATCAATGCAATAACGTCGTCACCGTGGCAGGCAGGTACTTCAGGATCGACAAAAATCATGTCTCCCGGGCGGTACTCATCAATCATTGAATCACCTATCACCCGCAAGATATAAGTCATTTCCCCACAGGGTACAGGGCAGGGATACGTTTCTGCTGTGCTCAAATCAACCTCAGAATATCCAACTTCTTTCCATGCTCCGGCCTGTACCCATGATATGACAGGGACTAATGTGATTTGTTTATTAGTGATTGAAACATCAGGTTTTTTTGTGATGTTCGTTGTCTGGTGTTCTTGATCGAGCCATCCGACAGGCAGGTCGAAACATTTTTCGATGTGTCGTGCCATGCTGTCACCGATATTTTTAGTAGCACCATCTCCCATAAACCTGCTGGTCTGGGTTGGCTCGCGATCAATCATAGTGGCAAAGGAAGAATTCCCGCCAACACCATCTCTCAGTTTTCTGGCGTTAGACCGCCGGATGTCATGGATTGTTTTCATAACGAAATTAAAACCCTTGTACCGTTAAGGTACAAGTATCTTGAAGGTTCATTTTAATCATGTAATATGTACATCGGAGGTACATATTGTATGAAAGCGTATTGGGACTCTTTAACCAAAGAACAGCAGGGCGAGTTGGCCGGAAAAGTTGGCTCAACACCTGGCTACTTACGGCTGGTTTTCAATGGCTATAAAAAAGCCAGTTTTGTGCTGGCTAAAAAACTTGAGCAATGCACGTCAGGTGCAATTACGAAATCTGACTTAAGACCGGATATCTATCCGAAAGATTAGCAGAACACTTTCAATTTTTAACCACAGAACGATGAGGCTAATCGTGGGTAAGCATCACTGGAAAATAGAAAAACAGCCTGAGTGGTACGTGAAAGCTGTCAGAAAAACTATCGCGGCGTTGCCGGGTGGTTACGCTGAAGCGGCTGACTGGCTCGATGTAACAGAAAACGCTTTATTCAACCGCCTTCGTGCAGATGGCGATCAGATTTTCCCGCTGGGATGGGCAATGGTTTTACAGCGTGCTGGTGGCACTCACTTCATTGCTGATGCTGTGGCGCAGTCTGCAAATGGCGTCTTTGTGTCTCTTCCTGACGTCGAGGATGTGGACAACGCCGATATTAACCAGCGTCTGCTGGAAGTCATTGAACAGATCGGCAGTTATTCAAAACAGATTCGTTCAGCAATCGAAGACGGTGTAGTGGAACCGCATGAGAAGACAGCAATTAACGACGAGCTGTATCTCTCAATTTCGAAGCTGCAGGAGCATGCAGCACTTGTCTACAAAATTTTTTGCATTTCAGAAAGTAATGACGCCCGCGAGTGTGCAGCTCCGGGCGTCGTGGCGTCGATTGCTTCTGGTTGTGGAGAAACTAACGCATGAACAGTTTAACAACACACTACCGTCGCTCGCAACTGATTGCGCTTCCTGTACCGGGTGGAAAAGCGAAGGTGGAATATTGCTATGCAGTGAATGTACCAGGTGACAGGGAAATTGTAACCCACAGCTTTGCAGAGTGGGCTGTGGGTGATTTCAACCGGCAGAAGGAGACAGTCCTTTGCGACAAGTTAACCGCTGGTTCAAAGATCACTACGGAGTGCCCGTCAGAGTCATTCGTTGGGAGCCGGAAACACAACGGGTTATCTACCTCCGCGAAGGTTATGAGCATGAATGCTTCAGTCCGCTCGAACAGTTTCGTCGTAAATTCAGGGAAATAGAGGTCGGTCATGAGCACTAAATTAACCGGCTATGTATGGGATGGTTGCGCTGCATCAGGCATGAAGTTATCCAGCGTGGCAATTATGGCCCGCCTGGCTGATTTCAGTAATGACGAAGGTGTGTGCTGGCCATCAATTGAAACCATTGCCCGTCAGATTGGCGCGGGGATGAGTACCGTCAGAACGGCTATCGCACGGCTGGAAGCAGAAGGCTGGTTAACGCGTAAGGCGCGTCGCCAGGGTAACCGCAATGCGTCGAATGTTTATCAGCTTAACGTTGCGAAGCTTCAGGCAGCGGCATTTTCTCAACTGTCAGATTCTGACCCGTCAAAATCTGACGCATCAAAATCTGACCCGTCAAAATTTGATGCGTCGAAATCTGGCAAAAAAGCGGGTTTTCACCCGTCAGAATCTGGCGGGGATCCGTCAGTAAAATCAAAACATGATCCGTCAGATAAAAAACCTTCTCGTCCGGACGCTTCGCAACCGGACACGCAGACGGCTGAACAGGATTTTTTAACTCGCCATCCTGATGCGGTTGTATTCAGCCCTAAAAAGCGCCAGTGGGGGACGCAGGATGATTTGACCTGCGCACAGTGGCTCTGGAAAAAAATCATCGCCCTGTACGAGCAGGCTGCCGAATGTGACGGCGAGGTGGTTCGTCCCAAAGAACCGAACTGGACAGCCTGGGCAAACGAAATTCGCCTGATGTGTGTGCAGGATGGTCGTACTCACAAACAAATCTGCGAGATGTACAGCCGCGTCAGCCGCGATCCGTTCTGGTGCCGTAACGTGCTCAGCCCGTCGAAGCTGCGGGAAAAATGGGATGAGCTTTCCCTGCGCTTATCGCCGTCCGTCAGCACGTACACAGAAAAACGCGAAGACCCGTACTTCAAAGCCAGTTACGACAACGTGGACTACAGCCAGATCCCGGCAGGATTCAGGGGGTGATCATGAGTCTTTTGAATGAAGTTCAGAAATTCATTGAAGCCCATCCGGGGTGTACTTCCGGAGACATTGCGGATGCTTTTGCTGGTTACTCACGGCAGCGCGTTCTGCAGTCAGCAAGCAAGTTACGTCAGAGTGGGCGTGTGGCTCACCGTTGTGAAGGAGATACACACAGACATTTCCCGCGCCTGACTGAGAGAGCGCAGGATCCGGAACTACAACCAGTTCGTGAAACCAGACCTGTGCGCAATTTCTATGTCGGCACTAACGACCCGCGGGTGATTTTGTGCCTGACCCGCCAGGCGGAAGAACTGGAGTCCAGGGGCTTATACCGTCGTGCTGCAACGGTGTGGATGGCGGCATTCCGTGAAAGCCACTCCCAGCCAGAACGAAACAATTTTCTGGCGCGTCGTGAACGGTGTTTACGGAAAAGCAGTAAGCGGGCTGCATCAGGTGAAGAGTGGTATCTCTCAGGGAATTACGTGGGGGCTTAATGAGTAATAAATATTGCCAGGCGCTGGCGGAACTGCGGAACAAACCAGCCCATGAACTGAAGGAAGTGGGCGATCAGTGGCGCACGCCGGACAACATTTTCTGGGGAATTAACACCCTGTTTGGCCCGTTTGTTCTGGATCTGTTCACTGACGGTGATAACGCCAAATGTGCTGCGTATTACACGGCGGAAGACAACGCGCTGGCGCATGACTGGTCAGAACGCCTTGCGGAGCTTAAAGGTGCTGCCTTTGGTAATCCCCCATACAGCCGCGCCAGTCAGCATGAGGGGCAATACATCACCGGCATGCGTTACATCATGAAGCATGCCAGTGCCATGCGTGATAAAGGCGGGCGCTATGTTTTCCTGATCAAAGCTGCCACCAGCGAAGTGTGGTGGCCGGAAGATGCAGATCATATTGCTTTTATTCGCGGGCGTATTGGTTTTGAACTGCCTGCCTGGTTTATCCCGAAGGATGAGAAGCAGGTGCCGACAGGCGCTTTCTTCGCTGGTGCTATTGCTGTTTTCGACAAGACCTGGAAGGGACCGGCAATCAGCTACATCGGGCGCGATGAACTTGAGGCATGTGGTGAGGCCTTTCTGGCGCAGGTTCGCCAGCAGGCAGAAAAACTGGTCAGGGAGATGGCGGCATGACGACGTTAACTCAATGCCAGCAGCAGGTGCTGGATATGCTGATTTCTTATCAGAAAGAACGTGGCTTCCCGCCAACCAATCAGGAGGTGGCAACCATGCTGGGATACCGTTCAGTGAATGCAGCGGTGGAGCATCTTCGCGCACTGGAGAAAAAAGGCGTCATCACGATAAAGCGTGGCGTGGCCCGGGGCATCACGCTTCATACCGCGGTGAAGGACGACGACAGCGAGGCGGTCGGGATTATCCGCTCACTGCTTGCCGGTGAGGAAAACGCAAGGCTGCGTGCAACCCACTGGTTACATGAGAGGGGCCTGAAAGTATGAAGCTGATCCTGCCTTTTCCGCCCAGCGTGAACACGTACTGGCGACACCCCAACAAAGGGGCGTTTGCTGGTAAGAGCCTGATAAGCACGGCGGGGCGAAAATTCCAGAGCGCGGCGTGCGCAGCAATAGTTGAGCAGTTACGTCGTCTGCCGAAACCAACGTCGGCACCTGCTTCAGTGGAGATCGTGTTGTTTCCTCCGGATAACAGGATCCGCGATCTGGACAACTATAACAAGGCGCTGTTTGACGCCCTGACCCACGCGGGGGTGTGGGAAGACGACAGTCAGGTGAAAAGAATGCTGGTGGAGTGGGGACCGGTTATCCCGGAAGGGAAGGTCGAGATCACTATCAGTAAGTACGAGAAAACGGCGGGTGCAGCCGCCTGATTAAGAGGAGAAACGAAGTATGAATAATCTGATGGTCATTGATGGTATTGAAGTTCGTCGTGATGCTTATGGGCGTTACAGCCTGAACGATCTGCATCGCGCAGCAGTAGCATCTGGTGCAAATGCCAGAACCAAGGAGCCAGGAAAGTTTCTTTCCAGCCAACAAACTGTTGAGCTTGTTCATGAATTAACCAACACCCAGAATTTGGGTGTTGACCCGGTGAGTGTGATTCATGGGGGAAATGAACGGGGAACGTATGTCTGTAAGGAACTGGTGTATGCCTATGCAATGTGGATCAGCCCGTCATTCCATCTGAAGGTGATCCGTACTTTCGATATGGTAACCAGCGCGCCGGAAAAGTTATCCGGACAGGCTGCTGACAAGATGCAGGCTGGCGTGATCCTGCTGGACTTTATGCGCCGGGAGTTAAATCTGTCTAACTCTTCAGTGCTTGGTGCCTGTCAGAAACTCCAGGAGGCTGTTGGCTTACCGAATCTGGCACCGCGCTATGCCATTGATGCTCCTGCTGACGCGCCTGATGGCTCAAGCCGCCCCACGCTGTCACTGAGTGCACTGCTGAAGCAGTATGGTATCCGCCTGACAGCTAATCAGGCATATCACCAGATGGCGAAGCTGGGGATCGTTGAACAACGCGAACGATACAGCCGTACCGCGATTAACAACATCAAAAAATTCTGGTCGCTGACGGCGAAAGGCTGCATGTTCGGCAAGAACATCACCAGTCCTGCAAATCCGCGCGAGACGCAGCCGCATTTCTTCGAATCCCGATTCCCTGAGCTGTTAAAGCTGCTCGATACCGTTCATTGAGGTGACCGTGAGAGCACTACTGACCCCTGAAATTGCCCCGCGTATGGGGATCGTATTGTTCAGACCCGGTTCAGAGCTGATGCCCCTGTTTATGCAGGGGCGTGTCCTGCTGGAGCCTGAGCCGGAACGTTATTCATCTTTCGCCAGTGGTGCCGTTCCGGCGGCATCACAACCGCTGGCGGATGATCCTGCCGTTCAGGCCGTGTTCCGCAATGAGGCAGTGATCCGTCGTGCTGGTGGCGTGGAATGTCTTGAAAGCTGGTTACTTCGTGAAAAAGGCTGCCAGTGGCCTCATTCCGACTGGCACAGCGAGAACATGACCACAATGCGACACGCGCCGGGCGCAATCCGTCTGTGCTGGCACTGCGATAACCAGCTGCGCGATCAGTTCACGGAACGGCTGGAATCAATGGCAACGGATAACTGTGCCCGCTGGGTGTTGTCTGTTGTGCGTCGGGATCTCGGTTTTGATGACAGTCACGTTGTGACAATGCCGGAACTGTGCTGGTGGCTGATTCGTAATGATCTGGCGGATGCCTTACCGGAAAGTGCAGCCCGTAAGGCACTGAGATTACCGAAGCCTGTTGTGCCGTCTGTTACCCGGGAAAGTGACCTTGTGCCTTCGGTTCCTGCCACCAGCATCATCCAGGATAAGGCGAAAAAGGTGCTGGCGCTGAAAGTGGAGCCGGAGTCGCCGGAGTCTTTTATGTTACGCCCAAAACGTCGCCGCTGGGTTAATGAAAAGTACACGCGCTGGGTTAAGACACAGCCGTGTGCATGTTGTGGAAAGCCTGCTGATGATCCCCACCACCTGATAGGCCACGGTCAGGGTGGAATGGGTACAAAAGCGCATGACCTCTTTGTGTTGCCTTTGTGCAGAAAGCATCACGACGAGCTGCATGCGGATACCGTGGCATTTGAAGAGAAGTATGGCTCCCAACTGGAGCTGATATTTCGTTTTATCGATCGTGCGCTGGCAATAGGCGTACTGGCGTAAGTGGAGAACGAGCATGAACCTTGAAGCCTTACCGAAATATTACTCCCCAAAATCTCCAAAATTGAGCGATGACGCACCGGCGACAGGCTCTGGTGGTTTAACGATTACGGATGTGATGGCTGCGCAGGGGATGGTGCAGTCGAAAGCACCACTGGGTTTTGCCTTATTCCTGGCAAAAGTTGGTGTTCAGGATCCTCAGTTTGCGATTGAAGGTCTGCTCAATTACGCGATGGCACTGGATAACCCGACATTGAACAAATTGAGTGAAGAAACCCGGTTACAGATCATCCCTTACCTTGTGAATTTTGCCTTTGCTGATTATTCCAGGTCTGCGGCAAGTAAGGCTCGCTGTGAGCATTGTGCTGGGACTGGATTTCATAATGTATTGCGCGAAGTGGTGAAACACTCCAGAAGCGGGGTATCTGTTATCAAGGAAGAGTGGGGGAAGGAACTATGTCAGCATTGTCATGGTAAGGGAGAAGTCAGCACAGCGTGCAGAGGGTGTAAGGGTAAAGGTATTGTC